AAATAAAAATTACGAACCCATATGGTATGATGCGGATCATCCAAACATGAAACCAATCAGTGCCCATATGGATATAGAACGAAGAATTACAGAAAGATTTGCATGGTTACCGCGCCGCATGGATGACGGCATGATGTTATGGTTTAAATCATATGTAATTATTGAAAAGTTTGTTAATACAGGACCAACACAACGTGTGTTATATACAAATTATTATACACTGGATCATTATATAGAAATGAAATTAAAGGGGATCGTAAATTGAAAGAAAAATTTATTGATGCCTACATGGATGTAGCATATAGGTTTGCTGAACTCAGCAGTGCTCAACGATTACATGTGGGTGCAATTGTTGTAAAAAATGATCGTATTATTAGTATCGGTTATAATGGTATGCCCAGTGGTTGGGATAATGTTTGTGAAGATATAGTTATTAAAGATAATGTTGCGCATCTTGTTACAAAGCCAGAAGTTTTACATGCAGAAACAAATGCAATAAGTAAACTTGCCGGCTCGACTGAAAGCGGTAAAGATGCTATAATGTTTATAACACATCAGCCTTGTATGGATTGTGCTAAACTGATTTATCAGAGTGGCATCAGTGAAGTATATTATGCTGAATCATATCGTTATAAAGAAGGTGTGGAATTTTTAGAAAAGTGTGGAGTGAAAGTTAGTCAATGGCAGAAGACTACAACTTAGAATTACAAAAACTGTATCTGGAGTTTTTGCAAGCGGATAGAGAATTGTTTGTTCGCTGTAATGCTATCTTGAATGCAGATTATTTTGATCGCAGTTTGCGTAGTGCAGTGCGATTTATGCAAGAGCATGTTGAGAATTACGGTGCAATGCCCACACTTGAACAAATGAAAGTCAAGGGTAATGTAGAGCTACAAGATTTGCGTGATAATACAGCGGCACATCAGGATTGGTTTTTAGATGAATTTGAAAAGTTTTGCAGACACAAAGGCTTGGAGAAGGCGATCTTAGCAAGTACTGACAAACTGGAAAAAGGCGAGTTTGGCAGTGTAGAAAAGATGATTAAAGACGCTGTACAAATTGGACTTGCAAAAGACTTGGGTACAGACTACTGGTTGGATCCAGCGGCGAGACTACAAATTATTAAAGAACAAAAAGGCGGAACAAGCACAGGCTGGAAAACATTTGATAAGTTTTTGTATGGTGGATTTAACCGTGGTGAACTGAACATTTTTGCAGGTGGATCAGGATCTGGTAAGAGTTTGTTTATGCAAAACCTTGCACTAAACTGGGTATTGGCAGGATTTAATGTTGTTTATGTAAGTTTAGAACTTAGTGAAGAGCTGTGTAGTATGCGTATGGATAGTATGCTTACAGGATATTCAACACGTGACTTGTTTAAGAATATGGAAGATGTGGATCTTAAACTACGTATGACAAGTAAAAAAGCAGGTAAACTACAAGTTGTACAATTGCCCAATGGTTGTAATGTAAATGACTTGAAAGCATATTTGAAAGAATATCAGATACAACACAATGTAACTGTTGATGCAATATGTGTTGACTACTTGGATTTGATGTCGCCAGCAGGTAAAAAGATTTCAGCAAGTGACTTGTTTATTAAAGACAAATATGTGAGTGAAGAACTACGTAACTTTGCAATTGAACAGAACATATTGTTTGTTACAGCAAGTCAGTTGAATCGTAGTAGTGTTGATGAAGTGGAATTTGATCACAGTCACATCAGTGGTGGTATTAGTAAAATTAATACTGCTGATAATGTTGTGGGTATCTTTACAAGCCGTGCAATGCGTGAGCGTGGTAGAGCACAAATACAGTTTATGAAAACACGTAGTAGTAGCGGTGTTGGTCAAAAGCTAGACTTAAACTTTGACATTAACAGTTTACGTATTACTGATTTAGATGAAGATGAATTGGATGATACAAGCACTGGTACAAGTGCAATATATGATAAACTAAAACGGCAGAGTGAAACCAAACAAGCTGTTGGTATAAGTCAAACAAATAATATTGTAGAGTCTGCTGTGCAGAATACAGATAAATTACGTAGTATTCTCAAACGTGCAGATTAATTATTTTTCGTCTGAGGTGTCCGGTTGATCTCCTGTGTTTTTCATTTTAGTTCTAAAGCGTTGATATATGCTCATGTCACTAGTAATTAAATCAGTGAGGGTACCCAGCATATTCAACAACACTGTTCTTTGGTTAGGAGTTGGTATTCTTCCTGCGCCCATAGTCACCATTGCCTGCCTCACAAGTCGAACATCTTCTTCTGGCACCAAACCATCCTTGGCCAGTATAACTAATTTGCTCAACTGTGCGTTGTCCATGCTATCGTCTTCTTGTAATTCATGGAGTCTATCAATGATTAGACGAATTTCTTCTGCGCTTTTAGACATTTCTTTCTCCTTCATAACTAATTATCATTTTAAGCTAAATACCACTAACAAAAGGGCAAGATTGCAATGAAAAAACGTACAAGATCTATCCTGGACGAAATTAATAGTATCAGTGATGCACATGATCGTAAATATTTAGTAGAAAATACTGCGAGTAATGTTATTGCTAGTGCAAGTAATTTAATCAGTCTGATTATGGAAACTTATGACGATGAAACCAGCAACGATCTTATTAAGCGTTTGATTAATAGTATTAGAACACAAGACCCGAACAAATTTACTAGAGGTATTAGGAAAGCGAATGAAAGTAAAAGACATTCTGGGCGTAAACCCTTATAACAGAAAACATCGTGGTCCACGTATTCCAAGAAAAAAAGGTCGCGATCTAAGAGAAAGTGGTTCAGCACCGGGTGTTGGACCAATTCATATTGAAGAACTAGAAGCCACACTAAAACCGCTTTCCAAAGAGCTGGGTGTTGACCTGTACAAGCAGGCACTTGGCAGTGTTGGCAAAAAACAGTTTAGTGGTGACATTGATGTTGCAATTGATATTCCCCCAGAAAAAATAACGGAGTTTGGTGAGAAATTAAAAAACCATCCGTTAATTTTATATTATGCAAAAACCAGTGTATTCATCACTAAAATTAAAATCCAAAATTATGATCCCAAACGCACTTATATTGATCCACGTACAGGAGAAGACAAGGGCGTTCCTGAAGGACGTACTGGATTTGTACAGGTAGATTTTATGCCTGGCGATCCAAAATGGATGAAAACATATTACCATTCACCACATGAAAAAGACAGCAAGTATAAAGGTGTTTATCGTAACATCATGATTGCCAGTATTGCGGGCAGATTAAACGTGGTTGCAAGTGATGAGAAAACTGAGGATGGTCGTCCAATGGAAATGGAACGCTGGATGTGGAGTTCAAATGGACTAGTACGTGTTCGTCGTACACCTGTTGCTAAAAAGAACGGCGAAGGTTATACCAAGAAAAACAACAATGAAGTAATTGATGGTCCATACTATGATGATGCGGAGATTGCTAAAAAACTACAGTTAGACAGTCCTTCTGATATGGATAGTTTTGAAACACTATTGACAGCCGTACAAAAAAATTATAGTAAAGAACTAGTAGCAAAAATCATTGATGATTTTAAGCGTAATGATGTAATACAAAAGATGGGTATACCAGATGAGATTTCGTGATTTAATAACTGAGTCAAAACAGCCTGTAATGGAAAAAGCAGAAGCACGTATCCAACACTTGGAAGATATGGTGTTGTTTGGCGGCAGCAAGGGCGCACGTAAAGCATTAGACACACTAGAGCATATTGAAAGCAACCCAAATGCAATTACTGTAAAGTGGGACGGTTCGCCAGCAGTAATTTTTGGTCGCAACGAGCGTGGAGAATTTATTCTTACAGACAAAGCAGGCTTTAGTAGTAAAAGTTATGACGGTATGACCAAGAGTCCTGAAGCTCTTATGAACATGTTGGGCAATCGTGGTAAAGAAGCACCAGACGAAAAACGTCAGGCATTTATTCAAAACATGGGCAACGTTTTTAAAGTATTTGAAAGTGCAGTACCAGAAAACTTCCGTGGATATATGTGGGGCGATTTATTATATTATACTACACCACAAGTTGATGATGGTGACTTTGTATTCAAACCACAAATGGTAGTTTATCGTGTAAAAACAGACAGCGATATTGGTAAACGTATTGCACGTAGTACTGCTGGTGTTGTTGTACACTTTTATTTGGATCTCAAAGGTGCAAGACAACGTGCAGATGCCAGTATGCTAAATGAAGGCTCATTATTGGTAATGCCACCAGTAACAGCACAACAGCCGCCTAAAATCGACAAAAGTATTTTTTCACAAGCAGAAAGTTTACTTAACAAGCATGGCGCAAACATAGATAAAATCATTGATCCAAATACACTTACAGCATTAAAACTATCAGATTTATCAAATATTTTTTACACTTATATGAACTTTAAAACTAGAACACGTAGTTTAGACAATCTTGCAAAAGAGTTTGTTGACTGGTTAAGTGGTAGTAAAGTTAGCGGTGTTAAACAAGAACGTATTAAACAACATATTGGTAGTGAAGCGGTTGCATTTCAAGGAATGTGGGATCTGGTAACTGCTATTATGAAAGCAAAAAATGATGTTATCCAACAGCTAGACAGTCAGGACGCTGATGTGGAAGCATACACAGATGGTGAACGTGGCGGCGAAGGCTATGTAATTGGTAATGGTGACGCTAAATTAGTTAACCGCAGTGGGTTTAGTGCCGCCAACTTAAACAAAGTCAAGTAATGGATAAATATTAGTATGGAACCAAAAAAGTACACAGCAACTGAATGGGCAACAATGGAGGGCGGTCACGCTATTACTCCACGTGAAGAAAAATTTAGTTTTGTAAAAGATCTAAATGAAAGCCGAGAATATCGTACACGTCAACAAGTAAGAAATCATACTGCAAGAGAAATTGCAGATCATGCTTTTGTTGATTTAATGACTCTTTGGATTTTATATAACGAATATGCGTTTAGTGTTGTTGCTATCAAGTATGCACAGCGTACTATGATGTACAGCAACTTTAAAAGCTATCGTCAAAATGGCACAGACTTGTATATGACAATGCATCTACTATCAAGTGGTAATGCAGATAATTTAACTGGTAGTCGCAGTGATGATGCATTTTTGGGTAAGGTTAATTTCCCAGAAGTTAAAATTAAATCATTCTTAAACATGATGAAAATGAATCAATTGACACCCAGTGTTGCTAGAATGACATTACAAGATGCAGAACGCAAATTCCAGATTACTACCAGTGGTTATCGTAGTGCAAGACGTCTTGCACAAGACTGGCCCAAATTAAATGAAACACAGCGAGCACTTGTTGTAACAAGACTACTACAGTTTTATAGAACACATGCACGTAGAAGTGAATTATTTGGTTTCTTAAAAGACTTAGCTAGAACTAGAAAACTAGAAATACGTAATGCAAACAATGCTGAAAAACCTAGAAGCGTAACAAGCAAAACAGTAGCCGCGGCAGCCGCACTTGGTGCCGGTGCTTATGCAGGTTATCAGTTAGGTAAAGCAGCGTCAGACTCATTACTAAAATAAAAAGGAGATCGAGATGCCAACTCAAATTCATGGCACTGGAAGACCTGGAGAACATTTAACAGGCGATATTGAATACTTCACCGCTTACACTCTGGTAGATTGTACAGACAGCGGTATCACAGACCCTAATAACCCAGATACCAAGGGTTATAATCAGTCACAAAACTTAAATGTATTGTTGCAATTGACTGGACTACGAGCTCAGCCAATTGTTAGCAGTGTGTTAAAGCGTGAAACTCAGGATATGACAGACTATAGTTTTGGTAGTGGGTTTACTGGAACACAAACTATTTGGATTGTAAAATTTGCTACTGAATACAAAGGTGCTTGGGCACGGGCAGGTGACGATACATATCATTTAGTACAGGATTGTGATGGTGTAGCAGTAACAACTGGATTGGATGACACTGCAACATTGGCAAGTAATGCCTTTAACACATCTGATCCAGCAAATAAAAATTTATATTTTGTACGTAACGACAATTTATAAGGTAATTTAATTTTAAACTGGTGTATAATAAATAAAAGTATGGAGCATTAAGTGTTCCATACACATTGGCACATAAACTAGGCTCATAAACCAAGGCACAAGACTCACTATTAACGCATCAGTAATAACTGTATGGAAAAGTAGGTAACGAGATAAATGTCCGTATTGGAAAGACAAAACCTAGAAGCTCATGTCGATCTCTGTGAAGAGAGGTATAGAGTTTTGGAAGAAAAAGTAAACCGTATCGGGGATGGTCTTGACCGTCTCAGTAAAGATGTCGCTGAAATGCGAGCTGAAAGTATCAAGCAACACCAGAGTGCTAACAAAATGCTGTTGGCTACTGCTGGCACAATCATCAGTGGACTATTAGGAACTATTGTAGTTGTCCTAGTTGCGTTCATGTAAACTCCTTCATCACCTTAAAAAGATAAATATCTACAAGGAGTTATTTTCTATGCATTTAACAGAATTATTAGACGATCCTGTTGTAGAGGCAAAACTAGTGTGGGCTCGCAAAGGCAAGCAACTTACACGCAAGTTTCGCTGTACAGTGGGTAAACGTGCAGGCCGTGTTGTGAGTAATCCAACACAGTGTAGCGCACCGATTGATCTAAAAAAACGTTTTACATTGAAAAGAACTAAAGCAATTAAAGGTGCCCGAATGGCCCGCAAGGCTAAGAGAACTAAAAAGTTTAATCCAGCCAGCAGAATGGTACAGAAGTTGAATAAGAAATGAAATTATTTGAAGGTTTAGAAAAATACGGACACCAAATGCATCTTGCACTAAGTGCAATGATGAAAGACATGTTTGACATGAACTTAACAGACGACAAGGCAAGAGAAATTATCGATACTCTTGCACTTAGCGATATGCTAAAACTAGACACAGCTATTGACGATAATGATGCTGATACAATCATGGACATGTTGGGTGATTATATAGAAGTTACTGAATATAGTTTACCTAACAGAGGAAACAATCTCAAAAGTCAAGCAAGCCAACGCCCACTGGCACAAAAAACAGGTGGCGGTGGACGTACAACCACTACAACTAAACCAGTTGCTGGCGGTAATAAAGTTGCAACCGGCGGTGTTGCAAGCATTGGTCAAGATGATAAAGAAGATCCTGAAACACCTGATAATGATGCTGAAGCAGAAAAAGAAATTGCAGATAGACAAGCAGAAATTGATGCGCTAAAAAAGAAGGCGGGCTTAAAATGAGAACGTTTACAGTTAGCGGCGGAATTGAGACATTTGTAACACTTCAGGAAGGCAAGTGGTTAGACACACATGCAGAAGATCGTGTATACAAAGCAGACCTCAATGAGCGTGAACGATGGGTTGCCAAACAACTATGTAAAAAAGGTATTTTAAATTTACATGTAAGAGAAGGCAAAACTTTTTATACTAGAAATGTCAACAAGGTGGTGTCATGAAAATCGATAATATACTCGTAGAAAAATTCAATCGTGTAACAGACTTTAGTGCCAAGGACTTGGTAGAAAAAAGCAAGACAAATGCTGAAGTTGCACTTGCATTAGATATAGTTAGAACTCCTACGGGTGTTAAAGCCGGCGATTATGAAATAGTTATTGAAAAATTTAACATAAACGGACTAGAAAAAAATTATTATAATATCGTTGACAACGAATATAACGATGTTTTATACAAAGAAATTGCAATGTTTGAAAGTGCAATTAGTATTTTAAAAAAACTAATTACTCAAAAAAATATAAACAAATGTAACGACATTGCAAAATTAGACGAAGAATACGACCGTAATTTGCTAGAAGCATACGGTTACAAACATAGGCTAAAAAATACAAGTAACATGGTTAAAAGAGATGTTTATGAGGCCAAGTATAGTAATGCTATGGCTAGAGTAAAAGACTCCAAAGCTCGTATATTAAAAACCCTATAAATACAATATAATGAAAACGGAGATCAAAAAATGTTTTTACAAGATTTAGATACACAAGAACAAAAGTTCAGTAAAATCCAAAAGTATCTTGAAGAGAATTACGGATACGAATTGGATATGAGTGCTATGGATGCAGACAAAGTTGCCGGCATCATCAAAAGTACAACAGATAAAATGAAAGTAACTGAGGATGCCAAAGAGTATACTCGTTTACACATGATTGCAGAAGGTCTTAAACTATGGACACCTGCTCCTGTACAAACAGAGTTAACAGCGGTAGTTACTGAAGCTGCAGACGAAGAAGCAGTTGAGCAAGCAAAAGTTATTATTGCGGCACAGGAAATCAATGATACACTACAAAAGATGATCGAAGATACAGCAGAAATGCAAGTACAAGATCTTATTCCACTAGTTGATGCAATGAAAGCAGAGCTAGGTATGGAACAAGCAGAAGCATTTAACAATGCAGTTGATAGCGCACTAGCAGGTCTACTAGACAGCCTCAAGAGTGCAAAAGACGGTGTTGAAAATGCAATTCTAGCGGCACAAGGTCAGGCACCAGCAACTGATATGGAAATGGGCGGTGGCGACATGGATATGGAAGTAGACATGGACGGCATGGACGCTGATGCACCAGATGATGACAGTTTTACAGGTGACGATGCAGCCGCAGATGCTGATGGTGAGCCAGAAGGCCGTGAACTAAAAGCAGAAAGCACAGACGCATTTGATGCAATGTTGGAAGATTTACAAACTAAAGTAAATGAAAATGGCGAAGTAAGCCGTGGCGATCTAGAGGAAGCACTAGCAAAGTTTCGTGCAGGCAAGTAATGAGATACAAGCAACTATTTGAAGATTATGAATCAGAGTTAAGAAGTGCTATTGTTAGTATCCTAACAGCAATTAATGCTGAGGGTATTGATCAAATTGACACTGACCAGCTAATTATTGATCTCCAAGCACAAGGTTTTAGTGTAACCAAAAACAGTATTTTCAAAACTCTTGAATTACTTCCCATAGTTGCAAATGCTACTAGCCAAACTATTAATATACGCTCTAATGACGTAACCAGATCTGCTGATGCTGAAACACGCAGTAAAGAAGGCAAGCGCCTGGATACGCTAGCACAGAAACATGCTAAAAAGGACCTAGGATTATGACATTTTATTTAAACAGTACAGAAGCAAGAATACACGGCAGAAATAACTTAACTATTTTTGACGAGGTCCACAGCATAATGCGTCAGATAATTGTTGCAAGTGACAATGGTGCATATGATATTACTATAAGCAATACTGGAATGACCAGTGCAACGCCAACAAGTCAGGTTACTGGTACTGTAAGTAATCCTACGGTAATTGTTGGTGATACATTAATTATTGCAGGTGCTACAATTGTATTGGGAACCACAGGCACATCTATAAATGCCATTATTGCAGATATCAATGATGCCGGTGTAACAGGACTGGTTGCCAGTAAAGATGCATCAAACAATCTTGTGCTAAGTTATACACACACTCCAAGCAACTGGAGTTTAACAATTGGTGCAGGAACTGCTAATACAGCATTGGGACTAGCACCAACAACTGTTAGCCCAACTAACCCAGATAGTGTTACATATTATAATGTATGGACTGGCGGAGTTACTAACCGCAAGTATGATGATGAAATGACACAGGTTATCAAATACTTTAAAAACCTGGGCTACAATATCATTCAGCAGAAAAATACACTGACAAATAGTACTTTCCAGTGGGTAATTTATTGGTAATTTTTTACTAGACATTCTGTAATTTAGGTGCTATACTGATAGAATGTTAAAAATTAATAATAGATACCCATACACAGAAATTCAACGTAAACAAATAAATGGCAAGCGTCTGTACGATACAGAGACAGGCGCTCTTCCATCTGTCACAACTATTCTTGACAAAACCAAGCCACGTGAAAAACGTATTGCACTTGCAAACTGGAAAAAGCGTGTGGGTGAAGAACAAGCACAAAAGATTGTTACAGAAGCTGCCAACACTGGTACTTACATGCATGCAATATTAGAGGCATGGGTGCTTAACCAGGAGTACACTGGCGAAAGTACAGCACAAAGTCGGTTAATGGCAGATACCATTAAAAAGAATATAGAACCAGATTTAAACGAAATCTGGGGAAGTGAAGTAAATTTATATTATCCTGGTTTGTATGCTGGTACAACTGACTTGGTTGGCATGTACAAAGGCAAACCCACAATTATGGATTTTAAACAAACCAACAAGCCTAAAAAGCGTGAATGGATTGACGATTATTTTATGCAAGGTGCCGCTTACGGCTTGGCACACAATGCATTATACGAAACTGAAATACAAAACATAGCTATCTTTATGTGTAGTCGTGATTGTGAATGGCAACTGTTTGAAATTGGTCCAGATGAGTTCTCCCACTGGGAAGAAAAATGGGCCAAGCGTGTTGAACAATTCTATGATCAAGGCTAAATATGGATATAGCGAGGATTTAAAAAAATGGCAGATACAAGAATAAGTAAGATTCAAATTCGTAGAGGTAACCTTTCAGACCTTCCTATTTTAAGTGAAGGGGAATTAGGATATGCTCTGGATGTTCAGAGAATTTTTATTGGTAATAGTACACAGACTATTGCAACTGGTGATGGTACAGAAACTACCTTTACTATTCCTACCAGTAGTGCATATCCATTAACAAGTGTGTACAATCCTCGATTCTACATTGACGGTACAGAAGTAAATGCCACTGATTATACAGTGGCAAGTACTAGTATCACTTTTGCAACGCCACCAGCATCTAACGAAGTTATTACCATGCGTTGGAATAGCGAGCTGGTAATTCAAAACAATATT